AGCGAAACAGATAGTGCGCTGTACCCTTTGTTTGAGGAAAGTGGTGGTACCTTAACACTAGATACTGTTGAGTGGAATTCTCTAAAGGCTAAAGTAGTTGAGTCGTTGCGTGACCGTATGCAAATTGGCACAAGCATTACTATTTCTCCGCCATCGTATGTAAAATCTGCAATTGGAATATCGTACACCCTTGAAGGAGCTGCAGTAGAATCACAGGTAAAGGCCGCTATTACTTCGGCTTTGGCTTCTGCTTTTTCCTACAACTTCTCTTCATTTGGCGCTATCATAACTCCAGAAGAAGTAGAGTCTATTGTTCGTTCTATTAACGGAGTTTACAATGCGAGGGTAACTGCTCTGTACAGGCTCTCAGGAACTGCCGCTAGAACGACTCTTGTAGGGGCTGCTAACGAAATATTTACGTTTGCAGAAAACAGCATCTCAGTAACTTTGGCTTCTAGCAATGCTACTTTAAGTAACATTACCACAAACGTAGGAACTCTAAGTCCGGCGTTTACAGCAGCTATTAGCAACTACAACATTGTAGGAGCGTCGGCAGGTAGCGCAAGCATCGGCTTAACTAGAACTAACGCTAACTCGGTAATTTACGTTAACGGCACCTTGGTATCTGGAAGCACTTACGCAGCAACTTTGGTGTCTGGAGCTAACACGTTCACAGTGTCTGTTTTGGCGCAAGACAACTACACCTCGAAGACGTACACAATCACCGCCATAGTATGATAAAAGATTCGGATGGTAAGATTAGGTTCTACGGTGTTTACCGTGGAGTAGTTGCTGACACCCGAGACCCCTTGTCTAAAAACCGAATCAGAGTTCAAGTTCCTCAAGCTCTATCTGACCAGATAACTGGTTGGGCTTGGCCAATCGCATCACCGTCTAATACGCAAGTAGTTGTGCCAGCAATCGGTGATGGTGTGTTCATAATGTTTGAAGGAGGAGACCCCTCTTTCCCACTGTGGTCAGGTAAATTTTCAGGAGAGGTGGCTGCAACCCCTGACCCTGTTGCGGTTAGATGGTCTCCTGTGTTTGAAGCAACTGGTCTAACTTTTACTGGTTCTGGCGCAACTTACCCCACATACAACAGCTACTACATAAAACACGGCCAGTTAGTTTCATTCAACATCAAGATAGACATGAACACCGTAACTAACTTTGGAACTGGCCAGTTTAAGACCGCCTTGCCTTTTGCGCCTATTTCAAGTGCCGCAAACCACTTTTCGGCATGGTCTTGGGTAGACCCATCACAATCAGCAGATGAACTAAACGGACACAAGCAATTAATTGCTGACCATTTGCCTGGGTCAATTTCCTTAGATTTGCATTGGTTAAAGGAAACCACCGCTAGTCCAAAGCCCCTTATAGAGAGCCCGCTAGTCCAAGGAACCCCCGTAACGTTTACCACAGCCAGCAAAATGTACATAAATGGAACTTACATAGCTGCTGGGTAACCCTTGTTGAGCCAGATAATAACCCGGTTATTTGGCAGAATTAGAACAGATGTTTAGGAGACATAATGCCTGCTGTATACCCAACTACCAGAGCCACTTTTACTAGAAAAGTTGACTTACAAGACCTTGTTGTAGCCGCTGATATCAACGCAGCGTACGACGAAATTGAGGCTATTCAATCCACGCTTGGGCTTTTGCCTGCTCTACAGGGAAGCTATAACTGGGTCACCGTAAAAGCTCGTATAGAGAACATTGAGTCTGGGCTTAGCTCAGCAATTACAACCTCTTCTTCGTCTGTTACTAGCGGTTTTGGGTTTAGACGAATTACTGCGTCGACTTCCGCTCCTTCTTCTGGAGACGGTGCTAACGGCGACGTCTGGTTGCAGTACGTCTAAGGAATAGCGCATGCCTAGTTATAGCAGTATTCTTTATGCTGGCGGCTACTACGGCCAGCAGTCACGCTTAGCATTCTCAATCCAACCGTTTACATCAGTTGCCGTTGATTACGATAAAGTGGAGTTAAAATGGGCGCAGCTCAGTAACCCAGCGGGTGCACTGTTTAACGCTATTAGACTTGTTCGTAATCAAGTTACTTTTCCGGAAACACAAGAAGATGGGGTTATCTTGTGGGAAGAAACCGCTCTTACTGGAAGCCCACGTCTGACCACTTTTGAAGACGGATTTGACAACCTACTTGATGGTAACCAGAATAATGACTTTCCTTTAATTGGAGGAAGGTTTGCTTACTACCGCATGTGGATTCGTAAAGACGATGATGTGTGGTACAGCGCCGGTGACACGTACGTCCTTATTCCACAAGACCACGGAACTACTGCGTTTACGGGCACGGCTGCACAAACCACTCACGACAAATTTATGGATTTGATTCCAAAAGTTTACACTACTGCAACCCAGTCTCCGCTTGACAATGTCGACCCACAATCAACTCTTTACACGTTTCTTAGAGGGTTTTCTTTAACTCTAGACGAGTTGCTGACTTACGTCGATGTTCTTAAGCCGAACTATTCAGGGCTCTCTACCCCGCCCCCAGTAGTCTCACTTCAAGCTCAGCAACTAGGAATACCTCTAGAGTATTCTTTGGGTCTTAGAGCCATGAAAAAAATGGTGCGAGAGGCCGTGTTTCTACATAACAAAAAAAGTACCACATTAGGTGTAGGTACTCTTGCAGAAAACCTTACTGGGTTCTCCCCTACGGTAACTCAAACTAAAAACCTCATGCTTACCATGCAGGACAGCACGTTCTATAAAGGCGTAGGAAACTGGCTTCCTGGAGGGAGCTGTACGTTAACAGTTGAAAGCTCTGTGTATCACAACACAACCGAAACCAACGTTTCTGACAAAACTTACACAGCTAAAGTTGTGGCGTCAAGCACTAGCAGCTTTATTTCTAATGGAGAAAACAAGCCTAAGACTTTGGGCATCCCTGTTACTGCCGGAGAAGATTACCAGTTAGTCTTTTTTGCCTTAACTTCTACGGCTAGCAGGAGCATTACTGCTAAAGTTAACTGGTACAACTACGAAGGTGTGTACGTAAATACCAATACTCAAACTTTTTCTCTTACTGCTAACACCTGGGCGAAGAACGTGTCTAGTTCGTGGGAGGCTCCGGCGGGGGCTGCTTACGCAAGCATTCGGCTCTCTTTCAGTGGTGCGGCAACGTTTTACTTAGACAAAATTCAGTTTGCTTTGTACGAGAGCTCAACCCCCTCTTACGAGGAAGCTCGTGGAGTAAAGGTGTTTTTGGCCCCATCTAAAATCAACTACTTGAACAACCCTTCATTTGAAGTGGTGAACTCGGAGTGGACTATTGCCGCCGGCACTACCTCCGTGGTAACCAGCACGTTTGCTAATGCTGTGGGCTCTTCTAAGATGTTGCAATCGGTAACTAACAACGGAACACTGTCCTCTTACACTACCGTGACCACCGTACCTGTACCAGTTGGTTCTTTTTACACGTTCTCTATTTACGCAAAGACCGTATCGGGCACAGCAACTGTTCGGCTAACAATAACTGCGGATGACGGAACTGCCTTAGACCCAGTTACTACAACTGGTAGCAACGTGACGTTAACTACAGCGGAGCAAAGGCTATACGTAACCGTATACGTTCCTGGCACGTTTGGTGCAAACACGGTAATAACTTGCAGGTTGTCAGGCACCACCACAGGACAGACCATCAATTTGGATGGGGCTCAGTTGGAAAGTAATTACCTACCAACCGACTACTTTGACGGAGAGTTCCCTGCTGCTTATGGGGCTTTGTGGGCGGGTGCAGACAACGAGTCAGTGTCGTATCTGTACCCAAATAAGGACATAAAGGTTCCTCGTTTGATTGCCAACTTGGCAGAGTACATGCCTATTGGAACCACTTACAGCGTCTCAACTTACGCAGGGCTTGAGTATATCGGAATCTCGTAGTACCATGCTTGCATGGAACTATTAATTGGAACAGTAATCTCCGCCCTAGCAACAGCATTTGCTATTGGGCTAATTGAACTCATTACGCCCGCAGGTTTTTATCGGTATGTTAAGATTGTGGGCACTTATCCTTTGAACTTGGTGGCCTTTTGGTATCTTGAGTTCACTGGTTTCTCTGTGTTTGTGGCGGCTGCTGCTGCTAGTCTTCTTGCGTTGTTAGTCATTGGTGTGGTAGACAGGTTGTCTCAGCCTCAGCCGGCTGTGATTAACCGACGTAATTTCTAAGGGCAAAATGCAGATACCTGATGAGGTTTTGGACAAAGGTCTGAAGCCTAGCGAGTTCTATTTACTCGCCTTATTGTTTCGACACGCTAGCAAGTCTGGCGTTGTTGAATTGACTATGGAAGACCTGTGTGGTCTTACCGGCTTGTCTCGCACTACTGTTTGGCGTGACATGTCTGGTCTTGAGGATAAAGGGTTAGTTGACACCCACCGTACTAAGCGCAACCTTGGTAAGTTCTGGAAGAACAAGTACCAGCTTTTGTCTCCATGTTTCACTTTTGAAACCAAGGGGGTTGACATCGAGGCTATGGGTGTTTTACCATGTCTCACAGATGAAACATCAACAGCTGATATAGATATTACTACTGATACTGCTGATATTACTAAAGTAAAGAATACTACGTATTCTTTAGGGGCTAGGGCCCCGAAGTCGAAGGAGGTTGCTGTGGTTAATCGTTGGAAGGACGACGATGACAACATTGCAGGGTTTGGTTTGTTGGAGGACGAGGTTCAGGCTAAGGCCAAGCCGGTGTCGAAGAGAGACCCGAAGACTCGTAGGCAGCGACCTCAGGAGGAATGGACTGCTGCGGATGTGGCTTCAGAGTTTTCGGCTAGGGTTTATGACAAGATTCGTGGTATCCCTGGGTTGGTGAACACTAACGCTTTGCGTGGTGCTTTGGCTGCTAACCGTTCTAGGTTCGAGGTGTCCGCCACTTTGGAGATGGAACTGATGGACAGGTTCTTTGGGGACGAGCGCAACCTGGCCACGATTAAGGGTTCGCCTAAAAAGGCTCACGGTATCTTCTTGAACTTCATTACGATGAACATTACGAAGGTTACCGAGGACTTGGAGATGACCTCTGAGGACAAGGACGAGAATTACATTTATGCATCGGATGGCAAACGATTTGACAAGTCGATGCCTGGTAGGAGAGACTTAGCAGAGTACGAAGATAAGTTAAGGAGGGCTTAATGAGTTACGACGTAAACAAGTTGTCGCCAAACAAAAAGCACTGGTTGCTACGTGGCGCTAACATCCCGAGCCGTTTCATCGGTTTGGAGCCTAAGGACATCGCTGAGAGAACTGGCGGTTTCCCTGAGGACATTGACATCTGGCTAGAGAGAACTATGGATGGCCAGATTATTAAGCAGATTGGCGGTCTAGGCCGTACCGGTGTGGGGCTGTTGTTTGATGGCGGTCCTGGATTGGGTAAGACCACCCACGCTGTCACGGCTGCTATGGAGTTTGTCCGTATGCTGCCTGAGGACGACGACAAAGCTCGTGAGGTTTTGCAGATGAAGCCTGACGACTACGGGATGAAGTGCCGCCCAATTTACTACCTGACTTTCCCAGAGTTTCTGAGCCGTAAGAAGATGATGTTCGATGCGGAGCCAGAGACCAAGAAGTTGATGCAGTTGGAGATGGAAGGGTTTCATGGCCGCTGCAAGGAAGACAGCCTGAACGTTCGTGTTCTAGTCCTAGACGACTTGGGCAAGGAGTACGGTTCGGACTATGACAACACGTCATTTGACGAGGTTCTACGTTCCCGTTATGATAGGTCTCTACCGACCATCATCACTACCAACGTTAATCGGGATAATTGGAAAAAGCA